TCACTGCTATCTATTGCTATATTGTCTCCAGCTGATAATCCGCTACCAGCAGCAGTTACAGTTATAGATGTAACAGCGGTGCTAGTTGTAGTTATTGTCAATTGCAATCCACTGGTATCTGTAACATTAAAAGTGCCTGTGTTTAAATTGCTAAAAGTAGAGACTATATCTATTGACTTGCTTCCAAGTATAACTCCACCCTCTACATAAGGATTGGCATCGTAAATCTCTACGCCATAATTAGCATCTACAGTGTAACCAAATCTTGGATCTGCAGGCTTAGCAATATAACCGATCTCTAAACCAGTTAAACTAGTTGGATTAGTTACTATCGTTTTAACAATATTGCCTGAAGCACCAGCTTCGTAATAGATAGGGAATTTTGTACTTGGAGCAGTTAGCTTAGATGACACTAGATAAGGCAATCTATTTTTATTTATTTTTTCTAACTGTACAGTTTTTGACTTAGAAGTAAAGTCTAATATCTTATAAACGTCTGACGGCAAGTTTGCAACTCCCGTAGTCGTATTGTAATCGCTTGATTCAACAAAAGTATGTTCTTTATAGTGAACATCAATTTGCTCTTGAATCTTCTCGGCTAAATCAGCGTAACCTTCATTAGTCCTATTTACGTTTTCTATATTTAAAAATTGATTATACTGATAGAATAATCCATCTAGTAATTCTAATTGAGATTGCCTCGCTAAATTATTAAACTCTTGTGGAGTTAAATAACCTCTTTGTTCTTTGTTCAGTATAGATAGGACTGATTTATAAACTTTATTTACGTTGATAGCCATAATTTATTTTTAATTATAGCCTATGGGTGAGTTGCCCCACCCATGACTACATTTGTTATTTTAGTTTCTTTTCGACAGTTTGGTATACTTCAATACCTTCATCGGTTTTAAAGTACGCAGCAAGAGCCGAGTATGGGTTTTCGTCGAACGGCACAGTCATTAACTTTCTACCATTGCTAGCCCATTTGAATGTTCTTTGATCTTCAGATAACTTAATGATGTTTGCTTCAATGGCTTTAATACCCACGTTCCTAACGTTGATATTTTCATCATTAACGAGCTCTAAGAACAAAACAGGATTATTCTGAGCAAATATCAATACATCTCGTTTAAGCTCCTTAGAAGTCATCCCAGCAACACTAGATCCATACTCTGTTCTAAGTACAGCTTCTGCTCTATCTACTTCTAATGCTTTTGCCGTATTCATCGCTTCTAATTGAAGCTCTAAAATATCAATATCTTTTTCAGCAATTGCCTCTGCGTTATACTCTTCGTATACTAGGTTTCTGTCAGGGTGATATAAAGATAAAAACTTCTGTAATACAACTTGTTCTTTTTCAACAAGCAACTTTCCATTTCTAAAGACGATGTGTCCAAGACGCTGAGGTCCTTTCATTTCGTCTACAAAAACTGTTTGTTGATTTCTACAGAATTTAATCTCTCTTTCCATCTGTTGCTCTGGATCAAACCAAAACAAACCTCTTGATTTTATTATGTACACAGGTGGAATTTTGCTTCCACGTAATTCGTACAATCTGTCTTTTAATTGCCACGTAGGAGCGGCTGTTGTTTTATTTTTACTTTGCATAATATAATTAGATAATATAAATTAAAATAAAGACACGGATGCCAATTAAGGCACCCGTATCTTTAGATATGAATTACTTCAATAATACGAAGTTGTTAGCAGCTTGAACTACTAGACATCTTTCAGACAAGTAATGGATTTCCATTTTGTCAATGCTAGAAGTAACCGCTCCACCTACTGAACCAGTAACCCAAGACTTAAGCTTACGATCATCAGCTTGACCAGCTCTGTAACGTACGTGCAAGAATGGACGACGAACATTAGATCCAACCATTTGATCATAAACAGAAGAAGTACCAGCAGGAATTAATACACCTTGAACTCCACCAACGTGTCCACGAGTTGAAGCATCATTTAAGTATTTCCAATCAGTTTTGTAGAAGTCGTAAGAACCACGACGGAAACCAGAGAATCCTAAGTTTAACGCCATGTCTTCAGAGTTTTCAAATACTCCGTAAGCAGTACCACCTTGAGATCCAACAGAAATGTTAGCTAACATATCGTCGAATACTAAGTTAGAAGCACGATTTAAGAATAACATATTCTCTTCAATAGCACCTTGCTTATCTAATTCAGCAAGCAAGCTATCAAAATCAGCTAGTGCATCAGTAGCAGCGTCTACTAAGTTAGTAGCAACAATACCACGATTTTCAATAGCAGAGAATAAACCTTCAGTTCCTTCAACTCCTACTACAGAGGCAGCATCAGCTTTCTCAGCTTCAACCATTGACATCTCTAAGTAATCGTTAAAACGAGTACGAGTGTCACCAGCAGATTTTAAGTACCATAAGTAACCACCTTGTCCAGACTCACCAGCAACCTCGATCCATCCGATTTGAGCAGTGTCAGAACCAGAAACTTCGAAATGATCTTTGATGATCATCGGGCGATTAGTGAAGGTCTTAAAGCTAGGCTCAATAGACTCAGTCATCGCTTCAGTTCCTTTAGCAAACTCAGAACCATAAACGAAGAATTTGATAACTTGATTGTCATCAACTGCGATACCAGCTAAATCATCTACGTTTTCAGCTCCATAAGGCTTGATAGTTAAAGTAGAAGTACTTGCCTCGATACCAGCAGTAACTAAAGCTTTAAATACAACACCATTAACAACTGCAACTACAGTAGAACCTTTACGCACAGCGTGTGCTTCAGAAGCTCCAGAGTCGACATTAGTAATAGTATCAACAACACCAGTTACAGGGTTGATTTGTGCATTGTATGCTAAGTGTAAACGACCTTGCTCAGACCAAATAACTTGATCAGATTGCATCGGCATCTCAGCACTTAACATTGCTAAGAATCCAGAAATAGTACGATTACCGTACCTATCTACCTCTTGCTCATAAAGCTCAGGTAAATATTGTTGTGCCCATCCATTGTTTTGGATGTCTAAATAATTTGATGACAATGTCATCTTTGAATAAGCAGGACTTACTATGCCAGCGGCAGCAGGTCCTGTGAAACTTACGTTTGCCATTTTGTTTTAATTTTTAGTTGTTAGTAATTTTTTAATCTTAGTTTTGTATTTGAACTATTTTCGCCGCTTATTACCCTAACCTTTGTTCCACCAGCTTCGACATATCCGCTACTATCTTGACGATCAGTTTTAATGTTTTTTGCCTGTGCGGTCATTTCTCTAATAGCATCTGCTTTGCCTTGCTCGTAAAAATGGTTAGCTAAAGCGTCTGGGTTTCGTGCTGCAAATAAAGACTTGTGATAACCTCTAGCATCACTTAACAAATTGTTGCCGTCGACATACTTTTCGAAGGCGTTAAATAAATTGCTTTGGGCTTGCTTTGTTTCTTGCACATCCTTTACATTGTAGCGAAACTTCTTATCTCCAACCTGAAAATCAAAACCTTTGAAATTATCATTGAAAACTCTACTTGTTTCTGCTTCAAAATGCTTTTGTTGCTTGGCAGTTAGTTCTTCTGCCTGTGTTTGTTCTTGCTTATATTTTTCAAAAAACTCTACGGCTTGTTGTTGGTCTTTAGTTAACTTAGAACCTAACTTAAGTTCCTGATAATACTTAGACTTCAAACCTTCCAAGTGGTTTTTAGCATGTAATAGCTCTTCTTTATAAGCAAGCTTTTTTCTTCTTATATCCCTCTCTTCATCCATGTCTTCGTCGAAACTAAACTTATCATCAATCATAAATTCAATCTCTTCGCGACTTAAGTGAGGCTTGGTTGACTTGTAGTACTCTAGCAATAATGAATTTTCATCTACACTGCTATAGTCAGCATTCAATCTAGCATAATCCTCGATTGTTCCACCTGTTTCCTCCATGAAGTCGATCAAACTTTTTACGGCTTCTGGTAGTTCAATTTGTGGCTCACTATTAGGTTGCTCGATCTGCTCTTCAACTGTTGGCGCCTCTGTATACTCTGGCTCTGGCTCATCAGTGACATCTTGTAATACAGGAACTTCCTGCTCTTCAACTGTCTCTTCAACCATGGGCTCTTCAACCGTTGTATCTTCAGTAGGCTCTTCTGCCATTCTAGAAAAGTCAACTCTATATGTTCCGTCTTCTAAGACTTCAGTTGCACTGTTCGTTGGTGTTTCTTCAGTTTGTGTTACTGCTTCTTTTTGTGTAACTTCCTGATCATTAATTTCTTCCATAATAAAATACTATATAAATAATTGTTTTAAATATTACATTGGTTCAAACTGCTCTAAACCGAATCCACCTAAATTATCAAATCCTGCAGATTCAAATTGTTTTGGTGGTGTGTTGTTTTTTCTTTGCTCTATAAGTTCAGATTGTTGAGATGCTTGAATTTTAGTTCTTTTATCTTTACGATCTTCTTTATATTTCTCCTTATCATTAATCACTCGACTTTCAACATCTTTAAGTTGCATGTTTAATTGATACTCTCTTTCCATCAATTGCATCTTGATTTCTGCTTGCCTTTCCATCTTAGCAATTTCAAACTGCATCTTAGCTTCTTCGATCTGAACTTCTGTAGATGCTAGCGCTTGACTCTTTTGCATTTCAGCTTCAGCTGCAACTCTAGAAGATTCTTGGTTTGCTTGGGCTTGCATCTGTATGTTTCTTTCTTTTAATGCTTGATCCAAAGATAGCTTTTTCATCTTCCTAACCTTTAGTAGTTGGTTAGCTAACTTTGTATTCCTTACGTTTCTAATGTCGATTGCATCTTCTAAGTTTATAACTTGCTGTTGCAATGCCATCTGTATATTGTTTTCTAATCTGGCTTTTTCTTCTTCGTCAGGCTCAATCTCTAGGAATATACCAAAGTCATGTAAATGTAATTTAGCAACCTCAGTTAACGTACCGACATTAAATCTACCAAGTGATTGTATAAACTGATTTTGGGTATTTGAAAACTCTAATACATCTGATATTCTTAGCGAACAAGCTTCCGCTGTCTTAAGCGTCAAGTATAAACCTCCGTCTTGAATATGTTTAGTAGCTACGTTTGAATTAGCTGCTGCTAACTTTTGTAAACCAACTAATGACATTTCGTCTGGTTTACTTCCGTCTCTTGCTTCGTTTAATCCCGTTACATCTCTTATCATTTGCAGATAATAGTTGTATGATTGTATCAAAGCATTTATCTTTGCGTTACTTGCACTAGTTTGCAATTCCTGTATTGGAACACGAGCATTGTTAAAGTCTCCATCCTGTGTCATTGATCTACCAATGATGCTACCAGTTTGGAAGTACATGTTTAACGCCTCTTGAGGATTATAACTAGTACCATTGCCAAGGTCAATCTCAGCTATTCCATCAGCGTCTAAATAAACACCATCAGGAACCATCCTTGACATAACTTGCTGCAGCTTTAAGTGTGTCAACTGTATCATATCAGCGAATGTCATCATTCTGCTAACTAAT